GTTCCATTCGTTGATCCGCGTTGCTTGTGACAATAGCGCCACCTGATATTGACACCGAGATGCCACCATCAGGAAGGCTTCTGAGGTTGGCAACGCCGACAGTCTTGGCATCGGGGCAGATGGCACGGACAAAGCCAGGCCTGTCTTTGGTGCAAGTTATATCAAGGGCTCCGTCAATGCCTCTGCCAAATGGCATCGCCACCGACACGGCAAAGGCCGCGCCGTCAATGTCAGCTCTCTTGGCCTGAGCGCCAATGGCATAGTTGCCTCGGTTGTCCTTTGATTTGGTGACATGGTCGATGGTGAGAATGCCAGCGCCACCAATCCGCAAGGGCTTTAGAATTGTCTGTGAGAAGAAGGTTGCATCCTTATTCTTCTCTAGATCAAGACCCATGAGGTTCATCGCGGCATTGACACCATCAACGACAATGAGGCTCGGTAGATAGGCCATAATCTCAGTCTTCATCAATTCGCCAACACCTGCTTCAAGCTTTGAGTCAGGGTTTGCATACCGAAAGAACTTAAATTTATCTGTTGGCACCTTCATTGTCTTTAGGCGATTGAGAATGCCTCTTGCCGAGTCTTCAAAGTCTAAGTAGAAAACGATATTGTTCTTGGCTAATTCTTGCCTTATCGCTTCCAATGCGAGCCAAGTCTTACCGCTTTCAGATTCACCGAAGATGGCATTTATCTTGCCTGCATATAAAAGAGAGTTGCCATCTTCTCGTCTGAGCATTGCTGGCGGGCTTTCATCTTCTAGGTCTAGTTCTGCAATCTGTTTAGGTATCCAAGAGGACTCAAAGGGTTGGCCTTCTTCATCGTGCAACTGCACAAGCGCAGGTGAGTGAACTTCTAAGGTTTGCAATTCTTTTCTTGCCTCGCCGTAGCCTTGCTCCCGCAGAGCCTTGGCAGAGGCGGTGAAGTTGCCTTGATGTTCAACTATTGTGAAGACTGCAAACTTGCTATAACTTCTTTCAGCTTCAAACTGTGTTGAGCTTGAAAAGACATAAAACTTGTCATTGCCGGCGTGATTCGTGGTCGCGCTAATGCCTTCAGACTTGCCTGGTCTTCTCCAACTGCTAACACCTGCCTTGTTGGTATAAACCTTCTTCCAACCTAGGGGCTCAAGTATCTGATCCCAAGAGACCTTGGCGTTGTAATCATCGCCAGGGGTTAGATTGACACCTTTTGGCGCAAGTTCTTCAGTCACAAACTCCATCTTTGGGACAGAATCAAAAGTTTCAAATAATTTATGAAGCTGCTCACGCTCAGGCGCGGTCAGTGTCGGGATGCTACCCGCCCCGCCAACAAGCATCTTCCAAGCTCCGCCGGATGGATGGCAAGGCCCTGCCGATGGCGCGACAATGACAAAGCCACCTTCGCCTCTTGTTTCGGCCAATACATCTATCCCGCCATTTTCGCCAGGTCTTCTTGCAAGTTTAGTGTTGCCAGGAACTTCGCCGTCAATGCGATAGAGCCAATGAATCCCGCCTGATGGAGTCATCTCAACATAACCATTGTTGATGCGATCCCAAACATCGCCAAGGCCTGCATTATTTGCCATCTCTTTCAAGTCAAGGTGCATCTTGTCGGCAACTGCCCTGCCTTCTAGTTCCAACATCTCTAAGTTGCCACTGACTTTTCCACAGATGACACCGACACCTTCGGCATTTGTAAACCAAGTCAGCAACTCATCAGGTGTTGGCAGGCGCTCTTGATACAACTTCCAATTGGCAAGTGCAGGTCTTTTAGAACCATCGGTTGCCACCGGCACCGCACAGATGCCATTGGCAGCGAACTCAAGGCCCGTTCGTAAGATTTCCCCCGTCATTGTCATATTAGATTGACCACCATCCCCTAATCGTTCCCCCTGATGGGCAGATGTTCCAATCTGCCTTGCCATCTCTTATCCATTGCTTATGAAGTTCTATCTGAAACTCGAAATCTGTTTCGTGAGTGTCACGCCCGCAGTCAGGACATATCGCAACTCCAATGGTTTCGAAGATATGGCGACAAGGCTTCTCTTCCTTCAACACTTGATGGGTCATTATTCACCTCTAAATATCCTTCGAGCTTTAGTTGTTCTACAATTGCAAGACCCATCTGAAATGGTGTATCAGGCAAGGCCATTTCATATAATCGCCACAAGATATTGGCGATGGCACCTTCGGGCGAGTGGCGGGTCATAGTAAGAACCCCTCATTGTCACTTACTGCAAACTCAATCCTTGCCTTAGCAATTGGCAAGTATTCATCGGTCATTTCAATTCCAATAAACTTGAAACCTTCATACATCGCAGCCTTGCCGGTTGAACCTGAGCCCATAAACGGATCAAGGACAGTTCCGTTCGGCGGTGTGATTAGTCGGCACAAGTAGCGCATTAAATCTGTTGGCTTGACTGTTGGGTGGTGATTTTGACGATAATTGTTTGTGCGATTGCGAGGATTGCTACCGCCAACGCCACCTTCTTGCCTGCCATCGTGGTCACGCTTTTCCTCAAACCCGTCAAGGCCCTCATTCCTGTCGCGCTTGCTCGCCTTAGCGCAGTAAAAGAAGCGGGCGGCACTGCCACTGTCGCCAAAGCCGACAGTTTCAAATGTGCCATCGCTAAATCCATAACTTGTCAAACTTTTATTATTTGCGCGAGTTCCAACGCTAATCCCTGTTTTTGGAAACAACGCCACAACCTCGTCACTGCCATCGTGAATGACATTGGCGGGCCAACGGCCTTGGTTGTGAGATTTGCAATTTTCTCCACTGTTAGCACTCAAATCGCCATAAATTGCATTTGCGCTGCCGTTTGTTGTTTCAATAAATTCACCTTCAACCCGCGCCCCATCAATGTTCAACCCGCCGGTGCCATAGGTCAGCACATTGGCGGCGACAGTGCCGACCAACGGCTTGCGAGCTAAGACCATCGGTTCGTGGGCAGGCTTTAGCGCCGTTCCCCAACCTTCCCATTGCCTTGCGGCATCGGTTGCGGGAATATCTCTGCGTTCTCTTTCTGTTGAGGAACGCGTGTCAAATGAAATTGGATATCCTTGTTCCAAAGGTTTTTTTTCTTCTCTTGTTATCTCTCTCTCAACACCTGCCACCTTATCTATGCCTTTTGAGATGTTATGCGACTTAGGAAATCCTGAGCCATAAATCCACATTATTTGATCGCGAATTTCAAAGCCCGCATCCTCGATGGCGACCGCGATTCTGTGATAGGTGCGAGAGCCTGAGAAGGCAATGAGATGACCGCCAGGCTTTATCACTCTCAGCGCCTCGCGCCAAGTCGCAGGATCAAAGGCAACGCCACTTGCATCCCAACTCTTGCCCATAAAGCCAAGCTCATAGGGCGGGTCAGTGACAATGGCATCAACGCTATTTTCTGCCAAGGTCGGCAGGATTTGCCTGTTGTCGCCGTGATAAATTGCGAAGTTCTCGCCTTTGAAATACATCTCTCCCCTGACTTTTGTTATCGAGTGCAGTGGCAGGAATCGAACCTGCCGATGAATGACCCCGTATCTCATCGCTCCCAAGCACTGCTTGGTTGCCCGTGGAAAGGTAGGACACAGGCAACCTTATGATGCAAGGCGATGACGGAAGGAAACCGCCTTGCTTTCACATCTAGGCCGGCTTTGCTCCAAGTTGTGCGAGCAAAGCTGCAACTTCAGGTGTTAGGCCCGCAGTTGGATTTGCAACGGATGCCACAGGCGCAGGCGTTGCCACTGGCGCAGGCGGTGCCGCAAGATAAGCATTTGCCCTTGCAATTGCTGTCGCATCGCTAGTGGCATCTAGCAGAATCCACGGCGCGCTCTTGCCAGGCTTGGCAGGGCCTTGGCCGATGCGGGCAAGAACCTTCTGATTCAACTTTGTCTTTAGCGCATTGCGAAGGGCGACATTGAACCAAAGCAGAGAGTTGTGTTCTGTATTGGTGTCAAGATCATAGACATTGACTTCGACTGCCTCGGCAATGCCGTGGACAGTTTGAATCCCTGTCTTGTATTCAATAGGTGTGATTATGAGCAAGTGATTGGCAAGGTCTGCCACTTTCACTGACTCGCTTGATGTGTTTCCTGGTGATGCGAAGGTCATTCCCCCGACTCCTTTTCTTTTGGTGTGTTTGCTTCGTTCTCTTCATTGTTTTTTACTATGTCATTGATTGTCACTTCAATGTCGTTTTCATCAGCTTCTTCAGTTGTTTCAATCCAGCAATAGCCAACAGAGCCACCGCGCATTCC